ACATCAGTTGGAGTCAACAACATACCAAGGCTGTCAATGATAAACAATACCTTAGGCTTTTCACCTTCAGGCATAGTTTTATATGACTTCATAAATTCACTGATAGTTTTGGCAACATCGTCAATCATTGCCATATTGAGTTTCAATAACTTATCTTCACTAGTATCAACATCAAGCGCCTTTAGCCAAGTTTCATCTAATGCATTTTCTGTATCAACTAATACGACAAAAATGCCCTGTTGTTGAGCATGCCTTACAAGGTTGCCTGAACAAATATAACTCTTGCCTGAACCGGGTTCGCCTGCGAATACAGTGACCTTACCTAATGGGACTCCTTTGTTAAAGTCTCCGCTAATAAGATAATTGAGAGCGTGGTTACCGGTACTGATCCAATCAGTAGGATCATTGAAACCAATGCTAAGACCTTCAATACTTTTGGTAATATCTTTTCTAAATTTACTAACATCAAATGGTTTGGCCACAAGCCCTCCTTATTTAAAAATATTCTTTCGTAATAGTCTATCATTAAATGCTATTTTGTCAAGTATATCAGGACAACTATCCGCGATACGATCAAGTTCATAATCATTTGGATAGTGTCGTAATGCACCACGGGCACGATCACGGACAATAGACGGTACACGTGGGGTCTTGCCCGGATCACAAAGTTCTTCTAATAACTTTTTACCCTGCTTTAATGCGCGATATCTTTCGTCTGGTAGTGTCATGGTAGTTCTCCTAAAAAGATAGAGTGGGGAGGACTAGCCTCCCCAATCTAAATCAAGCCTTCTGTTGACGGCTACGGATCATCGCTAAAATGTCCTGAGCCTTGTCGCTGGAAGTACTCTTAGGAACTACAACTGGTTCACTTGCCTTTGCAGGAGCCTCATCTTGAATTTCGGATGTGTCACTATGACTTTCTGCTAATACCTTTTTACCTATAGTCAATGTAGAAGTCTGAGTGACATGTGGAGCGCTAGATGCACCCGCCGGAGCCTCAAGACCATATGGACGATAATATGCGCCGAACCTGTCAGCATCATATGGCTTACCATCTACTGAAGCCTCGAACATTTCCTTGATTATACGGAGCTCGCTTTCGCTTGGCTTCTTGGGCAAGAAGTCAGTTAGATTAAAGAGACCATGAGCCTCGATTGCAGCCTGCTCTGCTTCAGTTAGTGGGCTTTCACGACGGGCCCAGTTTGAAGTAGAATAGTCAGCATAACCACCCTTGCTAGTCTTTTTAACATTGAAGTCAGTACCACTCAAGAAATCAGTTGGGATGTTTTCCATATCTGGATCCATCAAACTTGACTTGATGATAGTATAAATCTGTGGGCTGATGACGAATCTGCGAATAGGATTCGCTGGAGTCACATCGTTACCGATTGGATTCTGTCGAACAAAGCCTTGAAACAGATAACTACGCTTCTTCCAATACTTGTTAGCCATCTCTTTGAGCGTATCATCTTTGTACCAAGGACGAACTTCAGCAAGCACGGGACAATTATCACCATACATCTCTACGCATGGAACTTGTACAACCACTTGCTTCATATTTGGATCACCCTTGACACCATTGAATGGAAGTTTGATGATCTGACGTTCTACCCAGAAAAATGTATTTTTTGAATCCTCATCTGGCAGGAAACGAATGGTAGCAGTCGTACCTTCTTCCATATTCCAGTGTGGATAAATTGCGTTATCTGATTGGGTGCGTTGACCCTGATTTGTTTTTTTGCTTTCTTGCGCCGCTAGACGGGCGCGGATATCTGCTAGATTTGCCATAGTATAATCTCCTTTAAAAATGCCTATGTTGAGCCTAAATGTGTTTAATGTTTTGTTGTCGGAGACAACTAACATATGATAACATTATATACTAATGTCATCCTATGTCAATATTACTTATGCCCTGATGTTGAGCAAAATATATTATTTTATTGTGTATTGGGTAAATTAGAATAGACCAGCCAAACGTTTCATATTGTCCAATTCATGATTTTCATTTGCGCCAACTAATTTACCAACAGCGCCTTTGGGTCCAACCTTTTCAGTTGGTCCTAATTGACCGGCTGCTTTTTGATCAGCATCTAAACCTTCATCTACTTCGGCACCTGCTCGTTTCAAACCACGATCACGCTTGGCGTTGACTGACTTGAAGAATTCTGCTTCGTCTTCCCACTCAGCACGACCAGGAGCCTGATCTGTGGCTGCTCTGTGTAATGCCTGATTCATGCCCTTTGTATTGAATTCTTTATCTTGTTTTGCTGCGGCAGCATAAGCCTTTTTTGTTTCTGGGCTTAATTCATTCAAAGTCTCGTCTATGTCATCGTTCGTTATCTTTAAGCGATCCATGACGATCTGTGCTATTTCATCTGTGTCTAATTTATGTGGACTGTCCATCATGGTTTGATATTCGTCAACAGCACGATAGATATCATCGCTGTTAAGATCAGATTCACCGCCTAGGCTGTCTACAATCTGATCTGCTACTTCTTGACTAGGACTGAACCCTTCACCTAAATCAAATGCTTTTAGATTTGATTTTTCTGTATCTTGGTTATGCTTCAATGTTTCTGCACCGGGGGCTTCAGCAACATTACGCATTTTAGCAGGCATAATAGCCGATAACTTTTTAGCATCGATCTTTGCTTGCATTTTGCTAGGGTAACCCTTCATCTTTTTAAGTAAATCTTCATAATGTTTAACTGCTTTTTCATATTTTGCTATGTCAGCAGGATCACCATTAGATGATTTAAGTTTGTCAATCTCTTGCTTGAATTTTTTTATGCGATCAGACGCTAAAAATTCGCCTGACTTAAGTTTGGCTATACCAATTTCATCTAACATATCACTAGCAGGTTCTGCTAATGTTTTAGTAGTCTCATCTTCTTTCTTTTCGTATCCGTAGCCGCCTTCCTCTACATCATCCTTTATTTCAGTGATGCTTTCTGCCCATTCTTCTAATTCTTTTACTTCAGTTATTTCATTTAAATTTCTGGATAATCTTTTTAAAATTGGCATGACATTTTCTATGCGCGGATCAAGTACTTCTTGAACAAACAATTCATTTAATGTAATGTCATCATCTATTTCTTCGTTGAGCAAAGGAATATAATTTTCAAAATACTTGTTATAACCTCTATGACTAGTCATACCTTGCAAGGTCATGCGTAGGCTATTGTAATGTATCAAACCTTCGTTTACTAATTTAAGCGCTGATTCATTAAATTGACCCTTGCGTGTAGCACGAACGAATCCTGCCATCTTTGTATAATCTTCTACAAGATTAGTTATGTGACGGCCCTTATCATCATAAGGAGTGCCACCTTCTGCTATATGACGCGCAAATACTCTGGCTAGTCCAGGACGATTAGTTGGCAACAAGAATCTTTCGCCGTTAGTATTTTCAACAAAAATCTTGGCTATATTACGGAAACGCTGTTCGCCTTCTTCAAGTTGGCGAGTGTGCTGAAGGATAAGTTTTACAGTTGGAATACTATCACTATAACTTCTTTGTTTTCCTAGAGCATAATATCCTTCATTAAGTTGATTTTCTTGGTTTTTCATATCTGTCCTCTTTTTCATGTCAGAAATCAATCGATCTCTGTTAGTAATTTCCCAACGCAGAGTTTGTTGCTGTGACCAGTTTTTCCAAAACTTATTAAACTTTTCAAATTCTTTAGTTCTTGTAAAATTATTATCTAGCCATACTGTAAGCGCACCGTCGACCACTGCCATCCAAACTTGGCCTTCGGCATTATCATTTTTATAGTTAAGTCTAAAAATATCCGCATCTTTGATCTGCGATTCCTTACCCATGCTGTCCAATGGATCAGGACTATAACCCTGGGCATAAAGATTATCATAAAGATTGTTGTTTAATGTTTGGTTAGTGACAGGCATAGAAGTATTTAGCGTTTTTTAACTTATTACAGCAAAGAACGGCAAAGGGGGCGTAAAATCATCATGGTCACGCATTCTGCCCTCAATATCCTGATGAAAATCTTGTAGTTGTTGTAACATTCTTACTATTAGTAATGAAGCCATAACAAGATCATCGTTTTCCCCGATCTTCGCAGAGTAACTACCTCCTGAGGCAACAAATGTCTTTAACTCAGATATAAGCGGACGGCTATATAGTGTCATCTTTTTAGACTCTAATAATGTCTTAAACTTTGCACAAGCCGTAAGTTTAACCTTATGGGTAGTATTAAAACCCCTGCGTTTTTTTCCGTATTCACTAAAAAATATACCAGGCACATTGGTCTCACCAAATTCATTTAGCGATATTAACGCTGCTTCACCTATGCTATTATTTTCTAGGCTATAATAAACATTATTAGGTTCCCCTGTGATATCAACGATATACTTGTTAATATCTGCCAATAATTTGATTTGTTGTGGAATTTCTGTCTTGTTATGTTTCCATTCGCCGATCTGTGTGGTAGAGCTGGCTTCGAAAATCTGTATAGCAGCAGGATCGCTACCAGTGCCTAGGCTTGGGTCGAGTCCTACTACATAGATATTGCCTTTGGACGGCTTT